CAACAGCAACATTTGTTGGAAATGAAGGTGAATTATTTTGGGACCCTACTTCAACGGCACTTAAAATTTCTGATGGAACCACTGCTGGTGGTCAGGCTCTTTCTATCTCTCTTGAGGGAACCATGACTGGTAGTATCATTCCTGATACTAACGATGCTTATGATATTGGTTCTGCTGAGTATAAGATACGTGATATCTATGAAGCAGATCCTTCTGATGCTAGACTGAAGACTGATGTAGTAGATTACACTGGTGGTCTAGCATTCCTTGAAAGTCTTCGTGTTGTAGACTTTACCTGGAAAGATGATGTTGATGTCAAAGCAGGCAAACGTGAGACTGGTTTGATCGCACAGGAAGTTAAGGAAGCACTGGATGCATCTAACTACAACTCCTGGAGACTACATGCAGATGGTGATACTCAGGGTGTTGAGAAGAAACAACTCATCCCTGCTCTAATTTCTGCAGTTCAAGAATTGAGTGCTGAAGTTAAAGAATTGAGAGAAAGACTTGGTGAATAAATAAAACTGAATATCGTCGCCGCAGGGGACAACTGGCAAAATCCAGTTGAGTCCCCTCTTTTTTTGTCTAGAGAGGTAAAGAATCCTCTCTTTTTTTGTACTTTTGTATAAAAGACAACAAACTTAGTTAATTTGTGTGTGAATCGACACATTTTTGCTATATAGTGCAGAATTAAGGATAGGAAGATGAAATGAAATTCCGACCCAACATTATGTACATGTAAACAAAGTGGAGGTGATTCACCATGCAAAATCTTCTATCCCGTGCTCAGTTTGATGAGTGGCGACATTTAGAGAAAACAATAGATGAATTGAATGCTGAGGAGCAACGAATCAGTGATTACTATGAGTGTCTAATTGAATGTGATTCATTAAATCAACAGGAGTGTAAAAGAGTATGCAGAAAAATCCTTGATCCGTAGTTGCTATGTACTAGAGAACCGTAACATGGAGGTTGGTGACAACCTCCTTTTTTTGTGTTAGAATTAACTCGACCTTGTGTTTATATTATGCCCTGGTTGAGTTTAGCAATTTTGTTCCCGATTGCTGCATCTCTTGTAATCTTTTTTCTCCCAGAAAATGATAAAGTAGTTAAGTGGTATTCTCTTGGAGTAACACTAACTACTTTTTTGATTACAGTTGCGGCATATATTTACGGGTATGACCCATCAGAGAGTGGGTTACAATTATCGGAAAGATATCAGTGGATACCTTCACTGGGTCTTACATGGTCAGTAGGTGTAGATGGTTTATCAATGCCTCTAGTCTTGCTGACGAGTTTCATTACAAGTCTTGCAGCACTTGCTGCATGGCCTCTAAAGTTCAAACCAAAACTGTTTTACTTCCTTCTTCTTTTGATGGATGGTGGGCAGATTATGGTCTTCGCAGTGCAGGATGTTATCCTATTCTTCCTGTCATGGGAACTTGAACTGGTTCCTGTTTATCTGATGCTTGCTATCTACGGTGGTAAGAAACGTCAGTATGCTGCGACTAAGTTCATCATTTATACAGCAGGTAGTTCTCTGTTCATTCTCCTTGCAGGACTTGCTATGGGTTTCTGGGCAGGTGGTGGTGCTCCCAACTTTGAGTACACTTATCTGATGCAGCAGGGATTCCCTAAGAACTTCCAACTGTGGTGTTATGCAGCATTCTTGATTTCGTTTGGAGTAAAACTTCCAATCGTTCCTCTGCATACTTGGTTGCCTGATGCTCATGGAGAGGCAACTGCACCAGTTCATATGCTGCTGGCAGGTATCCTATTGAAGATGGGTGGGTATGCTCTCCTCAGATTCAACTGTCAACTTCTTCCTGAAGCACATGCAGTCTTCGCACCAATCTTGATTGTCTTTGGTGTGGTGAACATTATCTATGCCGCATTGACATCATTTGCACAGAGGAATCTCAAACGGAAGATTGCGTATAGTTCAATCAGTCATATGGGATTCGTGCTGATTGGTATCGGAAGTTATAGTGCTCTTGGAACCACTGGTGCAATGCTTCAGATGGTCAGTCACGGTCTGATTGGTGCTTCTCTGTTCTTCCTAGTGGGTGCAACCTACGACAGGACCCATACTCTACAACTAGATGAGATGGGTGGTGTTGGTCAGAAGATGAAGGTTATGTTTGCTATGTGGACAATGTGTTCTATGGCATCTCTTGCTCTCCCAGGCATGAGTGGATTCGTAAGTGAATTGATGGTGTTTGCTGGTTTTGCTACAGATACTGTATATTCACTTCCATTTAGGGTTATTGTTTGTGTTCTTGCTGGAATTGGAGTTGTCTTGACACCAATTTATCTTTTGTCTATGCTTCGTGAAATCTTTTTTGGTACACCAAATAAGGAATTGGTTTCTCATACCAACTTGGTAGACGCAGAAGCCCGTGAAGTTTATGTTATTAGTGCTCTTCTTGTTCCAATTATTGCTATTGGATTGTATCCAAAACTTATGACAGATACATATCAAGCATCTGTTGATGCACTTATTGCAAGGGATAAAGCACCTTTAGTTAGGCAATCCCCATTTACCGTAAGGTATTCCCCACCAACTGTATAAATCTATAGGGAGGTTTGACGCCTCCCTTTTTTATTGGTAGAATTTGACGGAGGAGATTCGTTTATTATGGCTGTTAAACTTGCTGTTTTGAAGTCTGGTGAAGATGTCGTTGCAGATATCAAAGAACTAGTTGATGATGATGGAAATACTGTAAGTCTGGTTTTTCAGAATCCAGTTGTGGTTAAATTAGTTAGTCCACAGACTCTTTTAGAAGGAGAGAATGAGAACGAATATAGAGTAGCATTTATTCCCTGGATTCCATTGTCAGCAGAGGATACGGTTGCTGTACAAAGGGACTGGGTTGTTACTATTGTAGAACCTGTTGAATTAGTAAAATCATCTTATGAGGAGAGAATGAATGGAAGACAAGGCGATAATGTTAGTGCTGCTGACCAACAACTCATATCTGGTTAGTGAGGTATCTGAAGTTGGTGCTGCTGTTCCTGGGGAACCAGATTGCAAATTTGACAATCCTTTCCTTGTAGCAGAAGATGGAACTCTATCCAGATGGATGGAAGGATACAGTGATGAAACTACATTTATGATTAGTTCAGATAAAATTCTGACACTTACCGAACCTACTTCTGGTTTGCTTGAAAAATATAAATCTGCCTTGCAATGAGATTTTATACCAACGTCTATGAAAAATTTAATAAAATTTTGGTTCGTGGTTATGAGGACGGACGGTATTTTCAAACAGAAGAAGAGTTCTATCCAACCTTTTTCGTTCCATCAAAAAAGAAATCAAAGTATAAAACACTTGATGGCACTTCAGTAGAACCAATCAAACCTGGTTCAATTTCAGAATCTAGAGACTTCCTGAAAAAGTATTCTCAGGTGGAAGGATTTACTGTGTATGGAAATGAAAATTTTAAAGCACAGTACATCTCTGAAAAGTATCCAGAGGATGAAATCAAGTTTGATATTAATAAAATTCGATTGGTAACAATCGATATTGAGGTTCAGGCAGAAGATGGATTCCCAGATGTCTTTGCATGTGCAGAAGAACTTCTAACTATCACATTGCAGAATTATTCTACAAAGCAAATTATTTGTTTTGCAAATAATCGTGATTATGAAAACACCCGAAAGGATGTCGCATATGTGAAGTGTGATAGTGAAGTAGACTTGGCAATGAAGTTCTTGGCATTTTGGGAGGAAAATACTCCCGATGCAATCACTGGTTGGAATTGTGAACTGTATGATATCCCATACATCTGTGGGAGATTTGAACGTATCATTGGTCAGAAGGAGACACGTAGACTGTCACCTTGGAGAAACGTAAGGAAGAAAGAATTTGTTGTTCAAGGACGAGAGCAAATTTCCTACGAGATTGCTGGTGTTTCTGTCATTGATTATCTTGACTTGTACAAAAAGTTCACGTACAAAGCACAGGAATCATATCGACTAGACCACATTGCTCTTGTTGAGTTGGGTCAGCAGAAGTTGGACCACTCAGAGTTTGATACCTTCAGGGATTTCTACAGAGGTAACTGGCAGAAGTTTGTTGACTACAACATCAAAGACGTTGAACTTGTTGACCGATTGGAAGACAAGATGAAGTTAATCGAACTTTGTATGACTATGGCATACGACGCAAAGATTAACTACAATGATGTTTTCTTCCAGGTAAGAACGTGGGATGCAATCATCTACAATTATCTGAAGAAAAGGAATGTCGTTATTCCTCCGAAGGATAGAAGTGAAAAGAATGAAAAGTACGCAGGAGCATACGTTAAGGAACCGATTCCTGGAAAGTATGATTGGGTGGTTAGTTTTGACCTTAATAGTCTGTATCCCCATCTCATTATGCAATACAACATCTCGCCAGAGACCCTACAGGATACTCGACATCCTTCGACTACGGTAGACAAAATCTTGAATGAAGAATTGACATTTGAGATGTATAAAGACACTGCCGTATGTGCTAACGGTGCTATGTACCGAAAGGACGTTCGTGGGTTCCTTCCTGAATTGATGGAGAAGATGTATGGAGACCGTGTTATCTTCAAAAAGAAGATGCTTGCCGCAAAGCAGGAGTACGAGAAGACTCCTACTAAAGCACTTGAGAAAGAAATCGCACGTTGTAACAACATTCAAATGGCGAAAAAGATTTCTCTTAACTCTGCTTATGGTGCTATTGGTAATCAATACTTCAGGTATTACAAACTAGCAAACGCAGAGGCAATCACTTTATCTGGTCAGGTGTCTATCAGGTGGATTGAAAACAAAATGAACAAATACCTTAATAAGGTATTGAAAACTGATGGAGAAGATTATGTCATTGCTTCAGATACTGATTCCATCTATCTTAATCTTGGTCCTTTGGTCCAAGCTGTATTCAAGGGAAGAGAAACGCCTAATCAGAAAATTGTCGATTTCCTTGATAAGATCTGTACGATGGAATTCGAGCCTTATATTGAGAGTTCTTACCAAGAACTGGCGGAATACGTAAATGCGTATGACCAAAAGATGCAGATGAAACGGGAGAATATTGCTGACCGTGGAATCTGGACTGCTAAGAAGAGGTATATCCTCAACGTATGGAATAGTGAAGGTGTTGCTTATGCAGAACCAAAACTTAAAATCATGGGTATTGAAGCAGTTAAGTCATCTACACCTGCACCTTGTCGCACAATGATTAAGGATGCATTGAAAATTGTGATGAACAAGACTGAAGATGAACTCATTGATTACATTGAAAAGTCTCGTATAGATTTCAATAAACTAGATGCAGAGGAAATTTCTTTTCCAAGAACTGTATCTGACGTAGTGAAACACAAAGCACATGCAACAATTTATGGTAAGGGCACACCAATCCATGTAAGAGGTGCATTGCTTTACAATCACCTTATTAAAGAAAAGAATTTGGATAAGAAGTATGCTCTCATCAATAACGGAGAGAAAATCAAATTTTGTTATTTGAAACTTCCTAATCCAATCAGAGAGAACGTTATATCGTACATTCAGGACTTCCCCAGAGAACTGGGGTTGGACAAATACATAGACTATGAACTACAATTCAACAAGGCATTCCTTGACCCAATGAGAGTTATCCTGGACTCTATTGGATGGAAAGTTGAAAGAACCGTAACCTTAGAATCATTTTTTGCATAGATGGACCTCCCTATTAATGATAAAGAACTTGCTACTATTGTCAGTGCACTGCGACTGGGTGGTGATGCGGCACTTTATCAAAAACTAAAACTTATGAAGGAAATTCGTGAGCAGTACCCTGGTGGTGCTTACAAGAAAATTGCCCGTGAACAGTTTGGATTTGTAATTTAATGGACTTTTTAAAAGATATTGTAAAAGAGATTGGTGGTGAATACACTCAATTAGCATCAAGTATTGACGATACGGAGACTTATGTTGACACGGGTTCTTACATTTTTAACGGACTTGTTTCAG